CATGACCCCTGAGGTCATGCTCGATATATTTGATCTACACGAATTGCACGCCTACGTGTGGTTTCACTTCGATTATGCGTTCTACCATCGACTTGCTGCACCAACTAACCACCCTGCGTGGTCTTTCAGCAGCATAATGAAGAATAAGACGCATCAACTCGGGTACAACTACACTGTGCAGACCGGCAAGACTGTCATGAATCTCCGCGACGGCAGTTTCGACTACGTCCACAATACTCTCACTTGGCAGTTTTGGACCACCGCTAATTTCATCGCCGGACACAACTTTTCATTGACGATTGAACGCGAGGTGACCTTTAAGAATTATACTCGTATCCATATCACCCGCACACACCCTTCGCCTCATATCATCGAGCGCATCCTCCTGCAAAGCGGGCGATCTGATTTTGAATCACCGATGCAGTCTGACCAACTGATCATCGCCCCCGAGCAGCCAACCACGGAACAGTACGACATGATCAACAACTCGCTCATGCATAGCCTCCCATACAACCACGACGTTGTCTTCATACCCGACTACCGGGCAATCTTAGGCGATCGTCGTGCGCACTGGTGGGAGTTCAAGAAACGCTTCACCAATTTTGTCTATAAACCATATAATTTGTATCGTTACAAATTCTACATCGCCGTTCCACGCCGCATAGTTGAGAACGGTGTTTCATTCAACATGACACAACAAGACAACTTGGTGCAGCGTATTGCGGCACATGTTCGTACGCAGATCAACACAGTCGAGTTTGACGGCGCCACTTTCAATTTGTTACGCGCTGTACCCTTGCAAACTCAAGAGCGTCTCATAATCGGCATCGCTATCTACACCGCCATTACCAAGTGGCGACAAACTGATGTAGTCAAGCAAGCGATGTCTCAAATTAAGACGGAACAGGACCACTCCGCACTACACGCCTTCCGTGTCTTCGCGAGTCAACACCTCGCCGATTTCTTCCAGCGCGGTGATCACACCGAGGAGCGCGTGACCGACGAGGCGCAAGCTTTATTTGAGTTGATTAATCTCCCAATCATGGACCAACCCGTCATCCACTCTACACGTGCGTACGCGACTCCACGTGCCACGCATATCCCTGTCCGTCACATGCCGGTTTCTGACGATTTGCCGGCCTTCTCGATACCTAGCGGCGATTCTTCCGGTACGGCTTGCACCCCGCCGCCCCCTACCGCACCCCCGTACCCCACCGTCATCGTCTCATCAGTTGAGGCTTATGCCTACCAATCTGGCATCTTCGCTTGCGATTATGTCACCGATATGGTAGACGCACACGCGTATGTAGTGATCGGGAGTGGGAAACCACGTCTGGCTCGTTTCGTTCGTTGCCCTGGCATCGAGTGGCGCAGCCAGCCCACAAGCTACTTTCGATATGTTACCTACTTTAAGGCCGACGACCATCAACCCATTATCGTCGAGCCGCCTAAACCTCAACCTCCCCCGACTGTCCCTCAACCACCTCCATCCGCACCGCCACCACCACCACCGCCT